CGGGCCGTGTGTATCAGCGCGGGGACATTACGCACCGAGCATCGGCGCCCGGTGAGGCACCGGCAACGGATACCGGGACGCTGGTTTCCTCAATCTATTACGAGCCACAAAGCGGCCTGTTGTCTATGATCGGCTCGCGGTTGGCCTATGCCTATTATCTGGAGTTCGGCACGATGAGGATCGCGCCTCGCCCGTCTTGGATGCCGGCGGTTGAAGCCAATCGCGACAAGTTCAACCGGCTGGTAGAAGAAGGGCTTCGGAGGGCAATGCCATGAAAGCCGATGATCTACAGCAGGCTGTTTATACGCGGCTAAACGATAGCAGCCTAACCAGCCTGCTCAGCACTGCCTACAGCCCGCTCGTTCCAATCTTTACCGACGTTCCGCAGGCGGCAGACAGCGGGGCGGACAACATGTTCCCGTTCGTGACGATCGGCGCCGACACGATCACGCCGTATGACGACAAGTCCAACCTCGGCGGCAATGCCATAGTGCAGGTGGATATCTGGGCGCGGGCAACCTCGATGCTGGCAATCAAGGCAATCGCCGATGCGGTCGATGCCAGGCTTAGGCGACAGCCGCTCAGCATTAGCGGCGCAACGCATATCACTACCGAGCTGGAGAGCAGCACGCCGACGCGCGACCCGGACGGCAAAACCAAGCGCATCCTGTCGATTTACCGGGTTTTGTATATCAACGTGTGATCGGGGCTAAGGAAAGCCAAACGGCTTATCTTTTCCTTACGTTGGCGCTAAGGAAAAGTTGGCGGGTTTGGGCATAAAAAAAGACCGGCACGCAAATGCCGGTCTTAAGTTTACAAAGGAGGAGCCAACCGAGTGAACCACAACGCCGGTTAGGCCCAAACCTAACCACGCCTCAGCGTATGGCGTCAAGCGCCAATCGGTGCTATGGATTGGTTAAACGGAGGCCGATCACATGGCAATTTCTGGGCGCTCGCTCCGCATTAGCCGCGATGGCACAACCATCGCAGGCGCGCGAACGGACAATTTCACCATTAACGCGGAGCCGATCGACGTCACCGACAAGGACGACGCGGGATGGCGCACGCTGCTTGCCGACGTTGGCACGCGCTCCGTCTCGGCTGACGTTGAGGGCGTACTAAAGGACGCAGTGCTCATCGCGGCTGCAACCGGCACCGCCTCGCTCCTGCTTGAGGAATGCGTGATCACCGTTACGGGCATCGGCACGCTAACCGGCGATTTTATGCTGAGCAGCCTCCAGCTAGGCGCCGAGATGGCCGACGCCGTGACCTTCACCGCCACGCTGGAAAGCGGCGAGAGCATGACGGTCACGATTGGCCCGTACAACACTGTAGCGCCAGCCGTCACGGGCACGCCTACGGTCGGCCAGACGCTCACCACGACCAATGGCACATGGGCAGGCGATGCAACCATTACGTTCGCGCGCCAGTGGCAGGCGGGCAATGTGGCCGATCCCAATGACCCAAGCTGGACCAACATTTCCGGCGCAACCAATCTCACCTACGTTCTCGTATCCGGGCAGCTGGCAAAGTACGTTCGCTGCCGCGTGACGGCCACCAATTCGGTCGGCTCGACCATCGCTTATTCCAACGTTGTCGGCCCTGTGGCCTAATCCAAGGAGACTGAAACCATGGCTGCAACTGCTGGCCGCAAGATGCGTATCAAAAAGGGCGGCACGTCAATTGCTGGTGCGCGCGCCGATAACCTCACCATCAACAATGAGCCGATCGATATCACCGACAAGGCCGCAAGCGGCTGGCGCACCATGCTCGCCGATGTCGGCGTTCGGTCGATTGACGCGGACGTTGAGGGCGTGATTACCGACGCCACGTTCCTGGCGCTTGCCGTTGGCACGGCTTCGGCTTTGCTGGCCGCCTACTCGATCGAGATCGAGGGCCTCGGCACGTTCGCCGGGAATTTCTACCTCAACAGCGTGGCGCTCAGCGGCGAGCAGGCGGATGCGGTCACGTTCACCGCCAACATCCAGTCGTCTGGCACTATCACATGGACGGCCGCTTAATGGCGGTCTTTCGGGATATTACGATCACCTGGCGGGGAACGGATTACACCGTGACCCCGACGCTCCGGCTGATGCGCCAGATTGAAAGTACGGGCATTTCGTTTACGTCCGTGGCTGCGCGCGTAAGCTCAGGCGAGCCGCAGATTTCGTTCGTGGCGAAAATCCTTGAGAAGCTGCTTCAGTCGGGCGGGGCCAAGGTAACTGAGGACGAAGTGTTTGAGGAGCTTTGGAACGGCGATCCAGAAGCCGTCCAGCACCTTGTGACGGCATCGTTGCTTGCATTCTCGCCGGGAGAACGTGACCCAAAAAAGCCCGCGCCCCACGCCGCCAGCTAAGCGAGGAGGGGCCAGCCGATCCCGATGCGATGGATTGGAACGGCCTTTATCTTTGGGCGCGGCAGTGGGGCATCCAGCCAGGCGAGTTCTGGGACATGACGCTTTCGGAATGGTGGGCGGAATGGGAATCCAAGGGGGCTAACCAAGGCGAGCAGTATGCTGGTAAACTAACGCAAGCCGACGTTGACGAGCTTTTGGAGTGGACGAAAAATGGCGCTACCTGAGATCAAGGTCAAGATCGGTGCCGACACTTCAGGGCTTGAGCGGGGCTTGGCGTCTGCGACTGACAAGCTAACCAAGTTCGGTTCCAGAGCAAAAGCGGCAATTGGCGTTGCGGCGAGCGGCGCGGCTGTTGGGTTGATCGCGCTAACCAAAAGCGCAATTGATAACGCAGACGCGCTCGACAATATGTCCCAGCGCATTGGCGTGTCGGTCGAGGCTCTCTCCCGGCTGCAATACGCCGCAAAGCTAAGCGATACATCTATCGAAAGCCTGCAAACCGGATTCAGGACGCTTGCCAATAATATGGTTGCGGGTTCTGATGCGTTTGCCCAACTCGGCGTTAACATTACGAATACCGATGGATCTATGCGATCCTCGGTTGAGGTATTCTCGGACATTGCCGACCGCTTTGCCAGCATGGAGGACGGCGCTCTAAAGTCGGCGCTGGCGGTTGATGTTTTTGGCCGAAGCGGGCTTGACCTAATCCCGATGCTAAACGCCGGGGCCGCTGGGATAGCAGAGTTTGGCAGGCAGTCCGACGAATTCAATTACACAATCAGCACAAAGACGGCGAGGGCGGCCGCCGCTTTTAACGACAATTTAGACAAAGTTAACGCACAACTAACTGGCGTTGCAAACAAGGTTATGGAGGCTGTACTCCCGGCCTTGACCGAGTTTAGCAACTTGATTGTTAGAATGGACCCTAGCGTTGTAGCAATTTCTGCTGGGTTGCTAGGCATAGGAACCGCTGCGGCATTGGCCGCGCCGGGTGTGTCGGCGCTGGCGGCAAGCTTGGGGCTGGTAGCAACTTCAATTGCAACTATCGCGGCTATTCCGGGCGGCCTTGCGCTGCTTGCAGGTGGTGTATTTCTGGGGTCAACAACCCCGGCGGGGGCGCCAAGCGATAGCGTCGTGCCTGGCGGTTATGACGACAGAATGAATCAGGCTGGCAGTATGCTTGATGCCACCTTCGCCGCACTTGGCGGAAATAAAACATTTGGTTCAACGGATCAAATGTTCAAAAGCCTTAATCCGCCGTCCAAGTTGGGCGGTGGAGGTGGCGGCGACGGCACTTCAGAACTTGACGCCGAGCGCGAGCGCATCGCAGCGCGCCTTGCCGTCATTCAGGAAGGCTTCTTGACCGAAGCCGAAATGCGGGACGCAAAATATGCTGCCGACCAAGCGGCGCTCAAAGATGCGCTAATGAATGGGATGTATCCCCTTGAGGCTGATTACCGCAGGGACGTTGAAGCCCTTGAGAAAGAGCATCAGGACCAACTAGCCGCCATCCGAAACGCCGCGCTGTACCAAAACCTAGATGCAGCGGCGAGCATAGGCAATTCAATCGTTAGCATCATGAAGTCAACAGGCGATAAGCAAATCGCTTTGCAGAAGGGCATCTCGTCCGCAAGCGTGGCGATGTCAACCGCCGTTGGCATCATGAAAGCATTTGAGAAGCCGTTCCCGCTCAACGTTGCTGAGGCAGCATCCGTGGCTGCTCAGGGCATGGCCCAATTGGCTTCTATCAATTCCGCATCGGCATCCGGCGCTAACAGCGCGGGCGTCAAAGGTGGCAGC